ACCTTTGCAGCATCCAGTATTATCTGCGCTTTTGGCTTAGCAGCTGCCGCACCTCGCTCGCCGTATCGGCACTTAGAATTATGCGGTATTGCCTAAAATAATCCCCGAAAATTTTCCCGCCGCGGTGTAACACTGCGGCGGTTTTTGCGTTTCTTAGGACTGAAGGGCCCAAAACAAAGACCACTCGAACAAAACACAGGAGAAAATTCACCGTGAGATCCACAGCGAAATAATTTTCAAAAAAGTTTGCGCGGAGGGGTTGACAACCCCTCCATATTTTTGTATAATAATACCTGCATTCTGGCGGCAGCCACTGTGGAGAGGTGTCCGAGTGGTTTATGGAACTGGTCTTGAAAACCAGCGATTCGCGCGAGCGGACCATGGGTTCGAATCCCATCCTCTCCGCCATTTTGTGATAACAAGTGAATATATAGAATCACTTTGACTTGTGGAGTAATACTCAAGAGGTCGAAGAGGCGCCCCTGCTAAGGGCGTAGGGTGGGAAACCGCCGCGAGAGTTCAAATCTCTCTTACTCCGCCAATGTAAAAACCGCGATACAACCTGCAAAGGTTGGTGTATCGCGGTTTTTCATTTATCAGATAGTGCTAGATACTGTTGAATACTGTTAGATAATGTTTCGTAAATGGTTCGTAATCGGCCAAAAGTTCGTAAAAAGTTCGTAGTAATCCGCCCCAAAAATCACCGTAAAAAAGCGGCAGGCTGCCCACATTGAGCAGCCTGCCGCTTACTTATTTGCCGTTGCTTTTCCCTTCGGTCTGCGTGCCGAAGTAGAACGCCACCACCATGGTGACGATCGTCATCACTGTGTCCGGCTGCAGGCCGCCCCGCAGCGCAAGAATTGCGAAAACTGCAACAACCACAAGCGTGACGATGGTTTTCACCTTGATGAGCGCCGCCAGATTCTTCAAAAAGTCCTGCATCAGATTTTCCTCTCCTTCTCCTCGTGCCGTTCCAGATCGTCAATGCGATGGTTCGCGACAGCAATTTTTTCTTCCATCACCGGTATGCGCTGTGCAAAGTTGTTGTGCGTCCGCACCTCGCGTGTCAGCTCCTCGATCTTGGTGTCCGTTACGGCCTGCGCAACCTCCAGCTGGTGTGTGACCTTGTCGCTCAAGCTTTTGTTGTTGAAGTAGTTCGTTACCATCACGCCCACCAGGCTCAGCCCGGCCGTGATGAGCGCGATTATAATCTGCTCCATTGGCACCACCTCAGGCCCATTCGCTCTTGTACAGCCCGGCATCCGTCAGGCCGCGGCTCTGGCACACGGCAAAGACGGCGTCTGCATCGCCCTGCGAGACCGGCCCTACCGTGATGACCTGCAGCTTGCCGGTGCCGTTCTGGGCCGTCTGAGCGCCGCTGGCGGCCTGCTCGGGCTGCTGTACAGCGTGCTCGCCGGGGCGGTATGTAAACACCTGCCCGCTCGCCGTGGTGAAGTCGTTGTCCAGCCACACCAGCGGGTTGGTGCGCTTGCCGTTCAGGATTACTTCAAAGTGCAAATGCGCCCCAAACACATTGCCGGTCACGCCGCTGTAGCCGATGATCTCGCCCTCTTTGACCCTCTGGCCGTACTTGACGCAATAGCTGGACAGGTGGGCGTACCGTGTCTGCAAGGTCTTGCTTTTGTAGTCGGCGTGTCTGATACGCACCATGTTGCCATAGCTCTGCATACCCGTCCGCGTGTGTCCGTCCCAGTCCTGGGTCTGATCCACGGTGCCGTCCTCGGCGGCATAGACCGGGCGGATATACATGTTGCCAATCTGGGTGCGCAGGTCGATGGCCTGATGCAAACTGCCGTCATTGTAAAACCATCCTTGTGTGATGATGTGCTGGGCCAGAGGCCAGCGCAGCAGCACTTCACCGTTTGAAAGTCTCATTTTAACCTCTCCTCATACAGCAGATTTTGATCCTTCGTTACAGTATTTTTCAAGGTTCTCATCCTTCCTCGTCAGGTGCGCCGTCCACCGCATCATAATACGCCTGCGCCAGCGCCTCCACCTCGGCAATGTCCGCCTCATCCAGCAGGCCGTTGTCAAGGTGCGTGTACGCCTTATCAAGCCAAAACGCAACATCGCGTCCTGCTGCAATCTCTCGCTTGATGCTGCGCAACGTCAAATCGTGCCGCGCTTTGCTTTTAATCGCCATGGTGATTTCTCCTTTCAGGTTTGAGATGCAACCGCATCTTCCAAATCGGCAATCCTCTTAATGGGGTCTGCGCGTCCCGTGACCTCCACGGCATCCGCATCGGTCAGCACGCTGTTCGCTCCTGCAAGCGCGGGGATGGGCTGTGCGCCTGTCGCAGTGAAGGGCGTTGGAGTTGCCAGCTTATAACAGACTTGCACGGAATAGGTGTCGAGAAAACTCAAGAAATCTTCAAGTGTTTTAATCCCGCTCACGGAAACACGCAGCATCGTAGTATTCGCATTTTCTAGCTGAATCGCCGTATCGCCATCGGCAGTATTTTTTGATGGTAAAATATTGCACAGAATATTTTTAAATTGCTCTTTGCTGTTAGCAGGAGCTTTCAGAGCGGTATAATTATTGAATCGAGTAAACGTTGTAGAACTATCTTTCACCCATCCTGTTTTAGGTAAATTGATAGTTCTCCACGTCTCCTGCCCCTCTCCAGTCACCGCGTCCACCTCACCGCCATAAACGGTTTCAGGCAGGGTCAGGGTGTTGGTCTGCCCGATGTACGGTGTGTAGGTGGTGGGGGCGGTGGTGCCAGCCACAAGCATAAATTGTACATTAGGGTATACCTGATCTATGCCGCGCTTGCCACCCGCCAGACACATAACGCTATAGCTATCTGCATTGCTTGGAGTTGTAAAAGTTGCGCTACTGCCTTCGTTGATATAGTTGCCAGTGAGATTGAGTTCCTTAGTCGTTTGATTAGGTACAATGTTATCAGTTAAAAAAACCGCAAAAGCAATTCCCCCGCAACTCACAGGCTTAAATGTGTATGTGGTGTTCGGTTTCAGAGTGTTACTCCCAGCAAGATTATATCCTTCTGGTTTAAGTTGGCTTATATCCAGCAGATTCTCCCCGCACCGTTCGATCGTCACGCTGTCTCTGCCCTTGATGGGACGAATGTTTTCGGGGCTTGGCGTTCCGCTGCCTTCCTGCATGGGTTCCCAGCTGGCCTTTACCCCCAGCGGGTATCCCGCAACAGGATAGCACACAACAGGGTTGCCGCTTTCTTGTAGCGGCGGGCAAAGCATATCAATGATGTGCTTGCTGCTCCACGGCGCGTCCTCGCTCACCGCCGCATCATCAATCTGTACGCCGTCCTTTCCGGCAGGCCCCTCCGGGCCAACCTCTCCCTGCGGCCCCTGCTCACCGCGCTCACCCTGCGGCCCAGTATCACCCTTGGGGCCTCGCGGGCCAGTATCGCCAACAGGCCCCTGCGGGCCGACTGGGCCGATAAACTTCCCGTTGTCGGCGTCCTCCCTCACGCTGTTGGCGGCGTCCTCCGCGTTCGTGGCGGCGATCTGTGCGTTCTCACTTAGAGTCAAAACCTGTTGCAGCAGGTCAGGCGTAGGCTCTGCTGGCTCTGTACCGCTTGCATTTGAGTGTCTCCTCACAATGTATTCAACATCGGAAGAAATGCGCTGTATGCCGTCCGCAAGGCCGACAAATACAATCGTTCCAACGCCGTACCAGCCAGCCGTAGCTTCCTTTGGAACTTTAATAACGCCAGTAACGGAATCAACAACAGCTTGAACAGGCTTCCTGTTAGGGGGATTGAATGTCGCTATTACGCTTAAATTTACCCAATCCGGCGCTTTAACAATTTGAAGTTGTTCCTCTCCAAAGCTGTCAAATGTACCGAGTTCCAGCTTTTCACCATTATCTACGGTGGCATTGTAGCCATCAAGTTTAATAACGTGCACCTTATTCCACCCCCTCGGTTTTATAGAGATTTTTCTCCACAAGACCAAGTTTCTTGCAGAGACTATTAATTTTATCAGTGTCATCCTGCAAAACTGGCCAGTGCAGCAGCATCTCGCCGTCAGATAATCTCATAATATAAACTCCTCACGCGATACGGCGCCAACGGTACACGGTGCGGAAGGGTTGCATGTTGTTATGTGGTTGGTTGCCGCCTGCAATCGTAATCGCATCCGCCTTGGCAATATAACCACCATCTGGCACATCAGTAATATGGCAACCAAACCCGCCGTGTTTACTACTTACATCAATCAAAACACTTCTTTCAGACTGTATTGGGCTTGGAAGTTCAGTGGATATTAGTGTATGCGTTTCTTCGCCGCCCTCACTGCCAATAGCATGAACGCTATTCGCGCCAATCGTCACACGTCCAGCGCCATACGCTTCCCACGTGCCGTACCCATACACCGCAGCAACCTTCTCCGGCGTGCTCAAATCCGGTGCGCCGGTCAGCCCTGTTCCATCCCATTCAATAATTCCGCCAACCGGCACATAAGGATATTTATACGGATTCTCTACCATTACTGGCTCACCTCCAAAACAAACACCGCCGCACTCGTCGGCGCGCTGTTCGCATAAAACTTAACCATTCCGGCTCCGGGTTCCAGTGCAGCGACCATCCGCACCGCATCCGTCACCCTCGTGCGGTCACTTACGGCAATCCGGCTGTCTGCCGTTACCCCGGCCACCGTGACAGTGGCGCAGGTGGTGTAGCTGCTCGTGCCGCCGCCGTCCCAGGACACCGTGTAATCACCGGTAGTCCAGGCGCTGGCTGCCACCGTAACCGTCACCGGCTTGGGCAGTTTTGCGTCGATTTGGGTCTTGTCGTAGAAATTTGCGTCGATTTGCGTTTTATCGTAGAAATTTGCGTTGATTTGAGTCTTGCCGTAGAAATTTGCGTCAATTTGAGTCTTGTCGTAATAATTCGCAAACTTACTGCTTTCACCAGTGTCCTTCCAGACACCCGTGTCGCTGTCCCACACCCAGATGGTATCGGTATCGCCTATAATGGCCCAGTTTCCATCGTAGCCGGTATCGTGGGCCGCGTACAGCGCCTCGTAGTTCGGGTACCAGCCTACCGCGCCCTGGCTGACCTGCTGGGCCAGCGCGGCGTAGTATTTGGCGTTGTCCATGCCCTCGCCGGGGCGGGATGCTGTATCGCCCACGGCCCAGCTGCGGGCCTCCTTGGCACTGTCCGCAGCAGCCTTGGCGTTGGCAGGGGCTGCCTTGATGGCCTCGATGTTCTCATTCGCGTTCTGAATGGCATCCTTATTTTCCTGCACAATTCTGGCACTATCAGCCGCAGCATTCGCGCTGGCAGCTGCCTGGCTCACAAGGTCTGCCAGCGTTTGGGCTTCGCTGGTATCCTCCAAGTCCCCCTCTTGTACAGGATTGCGCTGGATGACCAGCTGCAGGGGAGAGGTCCCCGCCACACCGCCACCTGCCAGAACTTCCAGTATCGGGTAGAACACGCCGTCCTGGGTGGTCATCTGCGGCGTGACAGCCACATATACAAGGGTGCGCCCCTCATTGCACCCCAGCACCGGGTTGTAAACGTACAGGTTGTTGCGCTTGCCCATGCGCACATTGGCCTCAGCATCCTCGGGCAGCTTGTAGGCCGTGCCGCCTTTATACAGTGCCACAGCCAGAATCGGTATTGTTTTATCGAACTGCACTAAATGTATCGGCACCGGCGCACGGCGCAGGTCAAAGTCTGCCGTACAGTTTTTAACTTGAGCTGCCGACGGCGGCGAATAAATCGTTACCTTGCTCATGAATCACCCTCCCAGGCTCTGGCTCTGCACGGTCCCCCCGATGGGGTATTCCACAATGATCGTGCCGGATTCTCTGGCGATATGGACCCGCTGACCGGCCACAAACTGAACCGCCGCATTAAAAGGGTAGTGTTTATCTGACGCAGCCGTGTCCCCGGGCAGGATCAGCGCAATGCCGTCACTGTAAACCGCGCTTACCGTGGCGATATTACCGCTTTTCGTGGTCACTTCCAGTGCTTTGCGCTGCTGATAATTCTCAATCAATGTCGTAATACACCTTCTTTGCTGTGTGGGTCATCTGCCCGCCGGGAACGCAGTCCAGCGCCCATTCCTGTTCTTCCAGCAGCCCTATTCCATCCCGCATCATCAGGATGCTATCATTCAGCCTATGGGGCTGCTCCACATCGCCGCAGGTGGTAAACGTATAACTTGCAGCGCCCATCATGCTGAGCAGCATCCTGTTTTTTACATGGGTCTCCAGGGCAGTCTGCGATGCAATGCCTTCCACGGTCTCCACGCTCACAATGCGCCGCCCGCGCCGCATAATGCTCAGCGGGCTGGTGGGGTTGACGTTCTCGGCCACGGCCCGCAGTTCGGCGTCAAGGTCTGCACTGGACACGATATCCACAAACACATTGGCGGCATCAAAGGTATCCGCCTGTACGCTCATGGGGATACGCAGCAGGGTCGTCTCAGCCGCGCCATAGCGGTGCGTCCGGGTATTGATGGACGCCGGTGCCCACGGTTCGGCAACCGCCACGCCGCTGCCGTCGAAATAGATATCCCGGTAATTGATCTCCGCCAGCAGGGCAGATACCACCGCATAACGGGTCGTGCCGGTCTCCCACGCGTGATCCGTCATAAGCACCTCATTGGTATCAATGATACTGACAACGTTGATACCTGCCGCCAGCAGCTGTTCCCGGATGGCCGTGGTGTACCGGGTCCCGGCCCGAATCGTCAGGCTGCGTTCCAGTACGCTCAGGTTGCGCAGCGAATAGCCCTGGTCATACCCTGTCAGCTCCTGCGTCTCGCTGCCGTTTTCATCCAAACTGCGGGGGCAGGTGGTAATGTTGAATAGCCCCAGCGGAACTCGATCTGCATTATCGACCCGAACAACACTGAGCATATCGGTCAACCAGTTCACATCCGCGTCAGGCTCTATTGTCAGGGTGATGGTGCTTTTCACCTCGGCGTTGCCGGTAAATCGAATCTGCGGCGTGGTGTCCGCAGGGACTTTCAGCACTTTGTAGGGCGCACCGTTGCGCATCGCGATAAACTCATACCGGGTCATACTTCACCGCCTCCTGCTGTGTCTCCGTGATGCTGAAGCTCAGCGCCGTGCAGCCGTGCTCCCGGCTTTCCTGCAAGTCCTTGAACACACCTATGGCAAGGTGCCCGTCTCGGTCCTTATAGATTACTTCCTGACCGGCCAGGCTACGCAGCACCAGCAGCTCTTCCTCTCGCTTGCAGGCGTGGGAAATCGTGTGCGTTACCACACGATTCCCCGCATCGTGCCAGACGGGGCGTTCCTTGCCCCAATACTGCTGATAACTGCCGCCCAGGCTGACGGCCTTGCTGTAATTCTGGTAACTGGTGGCGTATTTCATCGCCAGCCAGTCCGTGCCGTCCCGCAGCCCTATGGCCGCGTAGGGGACACTAGGCGCAGCCAGTACCGGGGCGCTGTCTGTGTAGTAGCCCTCTGCATCGAACACGCGCACAATGTACTGATGTGCCGCTGCACTGGTTCTGTCTGTATAAGTACCGCCTTCTGCTTTGGTAATCAGCTCACCATCCCGCAGGATATAGCCATTGTCGGCGCCCCAGCATAGCAGGACCTCCCCCCAGCGTTCCTCGGCATAGACAGCCAATGCCGCGCCGGGCTGATTCTGGACATTGATTTTACAGCTGCTCCAGGGCGATACATCCCCATAGGTGTTGTAGATACGTACCTGTAAGGTGTGCTTTCCGTCCGTCAGTACGGCGTCAGACTGCCATTCCTTCCCGGTGCCATATCGTACACCCAGGCTGATGCCGTCCACCGCAACTTCATAACCGTCCTGTTCTTTGGCCTGCCACCGCATTTTTGCCAGCGGCTTGTTGTCATAGTAGGAGATGACCGGGGCCACCGGGGCGCGGCGGATTGCAAAGATGGCCGCGCCGGAATAGCTGCCGAACGCTCCGTCCGTATTCTTCGTGCGCACGCGCCAGTAGATAACGCCGCTGCTAAACGTGCCTGCGTCCGCTTGATAGCTATTGTCCGCATTATTCGCACTGGCCAGCACTGTGTAGGACGCACCGCTATCTGCCGAATAACTCAGTTCCCAGCCTGTCTGCGCCGTGCCGGTGATATTGGCATGCTTCCACACAAATGTGATGCCCTGCACAGCATCATCCATGTACTCGCCCGCGGGGCTCACCGCCACAGGCGTGCTGAGCGTGTCCAGTGTGGACACGTTGATCGTGTCGCTGGTTACCTTTGTGCCTGTATTCGCAATCGCCACAACATACCAGTCCAGTGTTGTAGCGCCTTCGGCAAAGGTGTTTGCGGGCACGTCTGTATATTGCTGTGAACCGGCCACAGCAACCTCATGCCAGTCGCTCTCATTGTTCGCCTTAAAGTGCAGTGTCGCGCTCTTCTGCGTCACATCTCCGGGTCTGTCATCGCTGTCAACGCTGAACACCCAGCTAAAGCGGTTTGTAACTGCCCTGGGCGCGGACGCACCCGCCGCAGGCGTTGTTCCCTTTACAGAGACGGGCACCTCGACATTGGTGCATTGCACCCAGCTTGAAGTGTGTGTGGTTCCCACGCTGCTCTTGGCGACAACGCGCCACTGGTAGCTTCCTATGGGCAATGTGCCGCAATTCACACTCACATGGGTTGTGCCATCGCTGACGCTTGCAAAATCTGCCGGGTCAGCCATGTTGTCAGTCCGGTACTGCAAAACAGCGGATCCCTGCTGCAATGCACCGCTGATCGCGCCGCTGGCAATGCTGCCGGTGAACGCCCAGCTGAATACTGCGTTAAAGCCGTAGTATGTCTTGCTGGTGGGGCGCAGGTCGTCCACCTTGGCGCTGGGGTCTGCCAGCGACAGGGAATAGGTGGCGCTTTCCGCCACTGTGCCGGATCCATAAGCCCCCACCTGCACGCGCCATCGAATACCGCTGCCGCTTGACCATGCGGTAGTATCCAGGTCGAAGGATGTCGCACCATTGCTAAGTGAATAGGTCTGGCTGTTTCCGCCGTCCTGATCGGTGATGATGATTTTGCAGGTCGAGTTCCTGCGCTCAAAATCATCCTCGGCGTCTGTAGTCCACTGCAGTCGATACTTTGTGTACCGTGCGACGGTGCCGCTGGTGAAAGTTGTACCAGTCGGCGTGACCCTTCCCTGATAGCTTACACATTCGATTTGTGCATCATTGCGGTCGCTGCCTACATAGCAGGCTCCGCGGAAGGCACTTACAAATACGCCATAGGCGAGGATTTTTTTCTTGTAGGTCTGCGATAGGTTGCTAAAGTCCGCCCAAAAATCACCGTTATTGTAGCCGGTTACGGTAACTTTTTCCGAACTGTAATAGGTGTTGCCGTTGCTGTCAGCCAGCGGAAACTCATCAAATTGGATATAGCTGTTCGAGCCCTCATACCGGATTGGTACTCGTACTCGGAGCGATGCTATATACCGCGCCGTGTTTCCCCATCCTGTGCTGAATAACCATGAGCATGTAGAGACATAAGTGCCGGTTCTGTTTGTCTTATAGTTCCTTGTGTTCCAATAATTTGTCTTCACATAACCGCCCCCTGTCTCATGCTCATGGCTTCATTTTTGGCGATACTTACAATATCGTTGAACTCTTTCACATTCTTGGCATCAATGGTGATGCTCCCGATATTGATAGCATAGCCGCCCAGCATGCCGCGTGTCTGGCTGCTGTTGTAGATGCGTTCTCCGCCGCGCAATGCAACCAGCTCCGGCCCGTTCTCACCCACAACAGCCAGCCCGCCGCGCGCGCTGCGCGTGCCGGTGGCATACTGCGGCACCTTGCTGTTGGCTGCGCGCATTGTCCCCGTTGTAGCCGAGGATATGCCGCTCATGGCGCTGTTGATTTCGTTTCCTTTGCCGATCAGGACAGCGACCACAGCCACCAGCGCAGTAATGCCGGCAACGATCAGCATGATTTTTATATACAGCGGATCCATAAAGCTCATAACGCCGCCGATCATGCTTTTCACGGTTCCAACCGGTCCCTGCAATTCTTTAATGGCCTTCACCACAAGCAGCACTACTGTAGCGATGCTGGTAATAGAGATAACTGCCGTCAGCACCGGCGTTGGGATAGCGTTCATGGCCTCGGCAAACGCAGTAATGATGGGCAGCAGTGCCTCCGCAAAACTGCGTTTTACGGCATCGCCCTGCTTGTCCAGCTTCTGCATCGCATCATCCAGCTCACCAAAACTCTGCAGCGTTTCATTATCGACAACGTAGCCAACCGCGTGCGCCTGCTCCGCAAGCTCTTCCAGTCTGCCGCTGCCGGCCTCGATCAGCGGGTTCAGGTCCGTTGCCGACCTGCCAAAGATATCCATCGCCAGCGCATCGCGCTCAGTCTCGTTTTTCATCTTGCCCAAGGCGTCAATGGTTTTCAAAAACACCTCATAGTTGTCCTTGAGCTTCCCGCTACTGTCCGACACTTTTACATGCAGTTTTTTAAACGCCTCGGCTGCAGAGCCTGTCCCGGTAGCCGCCGTTTGCATATTGTTGGTCAGCTTCACCAGACTGCCGCGCAGCGTGTCCGTGCTGACATCCACAAGCTCACTGGCGTACTCAAACTCCTGCAGCTGGTCTGTGGTCAGGCTCGTCTGCGTAGACAGCGTCAGCAGATCATCTGCTGTCTTGCTCATGTCCATCGTGGAGCTTGCAAGTGCTCCCGCCAGGCCGCCGACTACCGTGACGGCAGCTGCGCCGCTGGCCGAGAAGCCGTCCAGCTTGTCAACTGCAGTCTGCAAGCCGGGCGGCAGACTGATTCCCAGCGCATTGGCTAGGCCGTTGACCACATCCGCCAGACTGGCGGTGGTCTTGTTGGTTCGCTCTTGCTGGTCGCTCAGTTCCTTCAGGAGGTTTTCCTGCTTGGCAACCTCTGTCTGGGCGCTGATCAGGCTTGCTCGCCACTGCATGGTCGTTTTACTGGACTCACCCTCACGCCGAGCGCTGTTTTCGTAGGCCTGCTGCAGCACCTGCACTTTATCCCGGTAGCTCTGCAGCGTCTGCTGCACGGATTCGTACCGCTGCTTTAAGGCGGCCTGCCGGTCGTCCATTTCGCGGGTCTGTTCGGTCACAAGCTGCATCTGCTGCTTATTCACCTTCAAGCCCGCGTTTACTTCGCTCAGTGCCGCCTTGAATTGCTGGTCATTTTCCACGACCAGGCTGACACCTGCTTTAGGCATCGACATCTGCAAGCCCCCTTTCCTGTGGCAGTTCAATACCATTCATGGCGCAGTATTCTGTAAATTGCTCAAGCAACTCGTTGAGACTCAAAAATCGCGTCTCTCGCCGCGTATACCCAAGCAGCCCCACCGCGATGTATTGCAGCCTGGGGAAATTTATGATTCGGTCGCCGTCAAGGTGCCGCTCGGGGACATCGTCAACCCAGATTCGCTCAGCATCGTCTTCATCGCCTGCAGCACCTGACGGCCTGACCCGTTTTTTCCGTAAAACTCCATAAAGGCCTCTTCAACGCTGGCAGCCAGCCCGCCCTGCAAATCAGCAAAGGAAATCAACTTTTTGACCACGGCCAGACTGGGCGCTTCATTGTCCAGGTGGTGTTCCTCGTTATCCAGCTCCACGCCTTCGCGCACCAGCAGCCAGATGATGTAGGCGGCTTCCTCGGGGTCGTTCAGCTTCTCGGCTACGACCTTCAGGTCACCAAAGTGCTCCTGAAGTTCCTTCACGTTCTGCAAATCGAACAGGGCAGGGTATCTGCGCCCGCGCAATACAATTTCTGCCATGGTATCACTCCTTGATGTTCAGGAAGGCTTTCAGCCCGGCCAGCGCCTTGGCGTAGTCATCAAATTCCTGCTTTTTCTCAAAGTCTCCGTCGCAGTTGCACTCGGCAGCGCCGTTGAGTTTTGTGGTACCGTAGGACACACTCTTGGTGGCCGTGTTCAGGGTGTCGCTCACCGGGTCAAAGCTGGCGCGGTAATACCCGATCAGGCGGTAGACCAGCTTTCGTTCCGGGGTTTTCAGCTTGCCAAGGGAGGCAACGCGCACAATGGCGGGCGTGTCGGTCTCCTTGCGTTCCAGGGTCTTGGTGCTGGCGTCGTAGTGGTGGCCGCCAAGCTCGGCCTCATCTTCCAGACTCAGGAAGCTGCGGTCAATGGTCAGCTTGGCCGACGGCGAGCCGCTGTCACGCTGTTCGCGGCGGTCACCGGCCCACAGCTCGCTGCTGTCGCTGTCATTCTCGCCCGCATAGCTGATGACTGCGCGGGTGATTTTACCAGTGCCCAGGCTTTCCGTCTCAGTGCCGTCATCGTTGGTCGTTACCGTGATAGGGCAGTAGCCGTAGTAAGGCAGTCCGATATATGCCATAATTTATTCCTCGCTTTCGTTCCAATCGCAGCCGTCGTCGGTCTCCGCCTCAACGTATGCAATATGATGTTTTGTCTCGTTATCATAGCCGTACTCAGTAGAGCCAATGATAAAACCGGCTTTTCTCAGGGCGTTGCGCATACACCGCGCACGCACCTGGGGCAGTTCCCTGGCATACCAGGCAGCACGCAGTTTTAGATGCTGCTGCTCGTCCCGGTCACCGGCGTAGATTTCCGGCGTATCATCCAGCACACTCAGCACCACATAGCTGTCCGGCAGTGGGTCGTCCTCGTTTTTCACAAAGGACACGCTGCTGCACACGGTCTCCAATGCGGCCAGGGCCGCGTCGATTCCGGTCATAGTTTTCCCTTTCTGCGCAGCACATCCTGCATGGCCACACTGACGGCATTTTCACAGCTGCTGGCAGCCTGGTCCAAAAATGGCTGCGCAGCCTGCTTGGCAGAGCCGTATTCCAGTGATACCGCCTTCTGCATCTGGGCGGTTTTGTCCTTATATTTCGGGCTTGAACCGTGGCCTGTATCGTACCCGCTGAAGCTCACCTCCAGGCCGTAGCCGCCCTTCTTGCGCTTTTTTGGTTTGCCAGCACGCACGCTGTCCGCCAGGTGTTTGTCTGCGCGGCTGCTGTGGTGCTGCCGGACACGTTGTTTCAGTGCGTCCGTTACAATCGGGGCCGCGGCGGTCAGCATTTCCGGAGCAATCGCGTCCAGGTCTGCCATCCCCGCCAGCTGTTCTGTAAGTTCATCACTCCACACCAGATTCATCCTCACGGCGGGCCTCCTTTTGTCTGTGGCAGGTCACTGACGGTCAGCTCGACCGTGCTGCCGGTTTCATAAGCCCGTTGGACGCTGTAGCGGTTCCCGTTCCACTCGATCACGCGCTCCCCGCTGTATTCATCGGCATGCAGCACAAATACTGCGGTCAGGGTCGTGCCGGCAGCTTCAGCGGCGAAAAACTCGCCCCACTTCACGCTGCGGCGCTCGCCGTATACGGTGCGCACTTGGGTGTAGTGGTGCTCCAGTACACCCTGCACCTTTTTCGGGGTGTCCCGCAAAAGGGTGATCTGTTCCGTCCAGTACATGGGCATCTCCTTACTAAAAAAACACCGCCGGGCATAGGCACTCCGGCGGTGCATCACAGCACAGCGCTCATGCGTCGGGCCAGTCTGTGTAGTTGGTCGTCATTCGCAGCTGCGCCTTCTGCTCATCGTAGGAGGCTTTCAGCTTATCGTAGTCGCCGGTCGGCCAGAAGTTGGCGCGGCAGTAGGTGATGACGGCACGGCGGATCAGCGGGTCCTGCGTGTCCAGGTTGGACACACCGGCCTGTTTCAGGTCAGCCAGGGCCGCATCCACCAGGTCGCTCACTTCCTGCGTCAGCTCCTCCGGCATATCAGACCGGCGCAGCGCTACCGTCACTTTGGACAGCAGGTCGTTGTCAGCCATGGGTCACAGCCTCCTATCAAGCGTTGGCAGCAATCGTCAGCGCAACGAAGCCGCCGGGGACGACCACATCCGCGCCCATCTCCACATCACCGCGGATCGTGGACAGCAGCTTGTCAAAAGCGAAGTCGTCGGAGACGGCGATCTCGTAGTCACTGAACAGGTCCAGCTTGAGGCAGCGCGGCACACCGTAGAACATGGTGGGCTGTGCCTTGGCAGTCTGAGCCGTACCGGCACAGGCGGCCAAGTTCTTGTTGAGGCAGTAGCGCACGCTCAGGCCGCCCTCCTTGATGATGCCGGTGTTGGGGTTGGCAGAATCCGGGGTGATCTCGTAGACAGCCTTTTTCTCGTTGGTGCCGCGCACATCGCCAAAGGCAATCAGATCCTTCTTGTTCAGGAACAGGACTGCCTCGCCCTCAACGGCCTCATCGCCGCCGTAGTTCAGCGTCAGATTGCGCAGGGTTTTCTCGTTGATGGTGCCTTTCTTAGCGCTGTCCAGCGTGGCGTCAATGGTGTCCACGAGCTTGCTGGCTTTCAGCGCATCGGTCACAATGACGGATGCTTTCTTGCGCAAGCTGAGCAGCGCCTGGGCGCGGCACTTGGCGAAGTAGTTCACCGGGGTCAGCTTCTTGGCCTGCTTGCTGATCTGGCTCAGAACCGCCTCCGACTTGGGCGTGATGTCGATGTAGTCGTAGGTGGCCTCTTTGGTGGTGGCAGCAGCACCCTCGGTCTGATCAGCGGCGGCGTCGGCATCCTGCTTGACGTAGGGGATGCGGTCAGTGGACATACCGGCGCAGTCATCGACCCACACCATATCAATGATGCTGGAGACGCCGACGCCAACGCGGTCCTGAATTTCGGTGTTGACCTCAGTGGGGGTCGCCAGCTTACCGCCGCTCACCAGGACGGCGCGGGTCTCCTCCACGCCCAGGACGGCGCGGCGGTTCTCTTTGAACTGCTGGGCGCGGGTCTGGGCGTCAGTGCTGGCGGTGGGGTTGTCCTGGGGCGCACCGGCACCGTCCGCAACCTTGGCGGCAATGCCGAGGCGGCGCTGCTCGGTCTCATACTGCGCGATGCGCTGGCTGATCTCATCGGCCTCGGCCTCCAGGGCGTCCAGATCGGCACCCTCGGCGTTGACCTCGGTGCGGATTTCGGCAGCGCGGGCGCGCAGCTCCGCAATGGTCATTTCACTGGTTTTCTTTTTCATGGTTCACACTCCCAAAAGTTTCAGTTTGATTTTTGTTGCGGTATCCGCCCTTTGCAGTCTCTCCGCTTTAATTCTCTCGATCTCTCCGTCAAGAAATTTTCGGGCGCTGATCGATGTAGCATCGTTGGCCGGTAGGCTCACGGCGCTCACATCGTACAGTTTCTTGATCTTGGTGATCGTGCGGTTCACGGTCACGGTGTTGTTTTCCAAATCGCGGGTGGTCTCACGCTTATCTTCTGCCACGGTAAAGCCAAACGACATCTTATCGGTGTAGCCGCCCTTGATTTCGGCAAACAGCTGCCGCCCAATCTCGGTGCCGCCCAGATCGGCAGTCACTTTCAGCCCGTCGCTGTCAGCGGCCAGAGCCAACGTGCCGTTTTTGGTGCGGGCAAAGACGCGGCCCTCATGGTCGTACTGCATGATGACATCATCCATGTCGCAGTCATCAAAAGCGTGCGGGTCGATCTGCTCCATGATGCGGTAGCAGGTGCCGCTGTCGCCCCTGTACTCATACAGCAAATAGGGCTGGTTGAACGTACAGGCGTAGCCCTCCACTTCCTGCTTGGAGTCCGGCGCGGCGGGGTCAGCGGTTCGGACCTCCAGCCGCATGGCGCGGTATTCCCGGCCATTGTTCAACTTTTTCAACAATTTATCATTACTTTCCACTGGTTAGGTCGTCTCCTTTCTTTGTCACGCTGCCATCGCTGCCCAGCAGGTAATACTCGCCGCGTATCGTGTACGCTTGCCCCTGGCCGTTCGGCAGGGGCGGCAAGTTCCAAATTTCGCGGATTTCATCGCGGTTCATAATGCCGCGATCCGCCATCTGGGCCGATACGTTCAGTTTTTCGGTGTTGCTCATGTATTGCAGCCGGTTGGCCGTCGCCATCAGCAACGTGCCGCCCGCGCGTTCGCGCTCGGTAAACAGCATTTTTGTGGCGACCTCGCTGAACTGGATGGAAAACGGCTCGATTTTACCCTCATAGAACGCGCTCCAGGCGTCGCCGTAGGCGCGGTTTTGCAGCACATCCTCGTTGGTGCCGAAGTAGTTGAACACATTGGTGTTGATGCGCTCCATCTCATCGGCGGCCACAACATAGGGCTTAGCCTCCAGCTGCTTGATATCCGTGTAGGTGTTGGGGAACAGCAGAATGCCGCCGCCCTCGCCTTGCAGGTTTTCCCGGCTGAATCGCTTACGCTCTTTTTTCAAATCCTCATCGCTGGAGAAGTTGTTCATCTTGGCGGCAAAGCGGAATGTCGCACCGTTTTTGACGGCCTCGGCAATGCCTTGGTTTTGCAGGTTTACCAGGTCCATCGTGGGCGTCAGCGCGTGGTTGTTCTCGCCGAAAATATCGCTCTTGTACTGGAATTTTGTCATAATGCCACACCGCGCCATTTCAATGGCGGCGGTCTGGCCGCTGCGGAATGTGTAGCGCAGCCATGGTGCGGTCCCATACTGCACGATTTCACAGCTGGACGGCAGCACGGGGAACATGCCGACTGTCTCACCAAACTCATTGATGACCGGCACAATAAAGGCGGTGTTCTGCACCTCCAGGATTGTGCAAAGCCTGTACAGGAATTGCCCCCAGGTCTGCCACTCATTCGGCCCCTGCCGGAGCCGGGTTTGCAGTTTCGGGTTTGCCGGTCCCTGCACGGTGACGCTCAGCTTACTGGCGTGGGTGGCCGTGGCGTGGATCGCGGCGCGCACGATCTCGCTCTCATACAGCTCGCCGCCCCAGGTCAAAAAGCTGGGCGTGTAGCCGTCCAGCGTTGTCCAGAATCCAGACGCGAGGCTCTTGGCGGCTATCTTCCCGAAAATTGATTGAAACAGTCCCATGCTCATCACCCCGCGTTCTTTAACTGGCCGCCGATCTCGGCGCACCATTTCTGCCGCACCGTCATCCCATCCATGAGCGCGGCGCAGCCATCAATGTGGTCGGCGGCGCTCATTTTCACAAGTTTGCACCTGCCGCTGTCGTTCTCGACTTTCAGCGCCGTGTTCAGCAGATGCACTTTTAACAGATCGTTGTCCCCGATGTTGATGGTGCCGTCTTTCAGCAGTCCCTCAACCTCGCGTATTACCGGCGTCAGGTTGAACCCCTGGAATACATCGTCCATGTGGAATCCGTATTGCTTCATATCCTGCACGAGGTACTGGGCCGTGTATCGGTCATAGCCGACCTGCAAGGGATAAATTTTGTACTGCTCTATCAGTGTCCTGAACCAGTTGTAGCAATCGTGATAGTCCACAAAATTGTCACCGCTCAGCGTGAGGATGCCGCGCTGCACATACGCCGCATAAGGTAGTCCGTCCCGCTCGGTGGCCTCTTGCAGCTTCTCGGCGGGGAGAAAGAAATGCGCCAGCACATTCAGCTTGCCGTTTTTCTCAATGATCGCCACACAGGCGGTCAGGTCGGTGGTGCGGCTCAAGTCAATACCGCCCACGCAATAGCAGTTTTTGAAGTTGGCCGGGTCAATGTGCGCCCCACAGGCCCGCTCCACAACATCGGAGGCCAGCCATGCAAGGCTAGAGTTTTGCTTGATGTTGCAGTATTTTGTTAAAAACTCAGCCCGCTTAGACAAGCTACCCTCGGCAATGGCGATCTCCTCCAGCAGGTAGCTGACGCTGATACTCACGCCCAGGTTAGGGTTGGCTTTCGCAAGCTCGTTGATATCGTTCCACTTGGCCGGGTCATCGATCATGTAGAGAAACGGCGCAAGGCGCGTCTCTTTGGAATCACCCAGCAGAAACCGGGTGGCGCGCTTTATCAGCTCATCATAAATGCCCTCATTTACATAGCCCGCCGTGCTGATCGCCAGCAGCATGGGCTGTGTGCGCGCACCAAAACTCGACTTGATGACCTCGTAGAATTTCAGCCCGGCATCACCGGGCCAGCTGGCGACCTCATCGGCCACGCACAGGCTGACATTGAGACCGTCCGACTTTTTTGCGGAAAACGCCAGCGGCTTGGCGCTCGTGTTGCTGTTCGCAATGTAGATGTCTGTGCGCCGTTTCTTGCTCAGCTGGCTCAGCTCTGGGTCCTTGCTGAGCATCTGATAATAGGCATCGTAGCATAGGCCCGCCTGCTCCAGCTTAGGCGCGGCAAAGTAGATGCGCCCGCCATACTCACCGTCCAAAAAACTGCAATAGGCAGCAATGGCGGCGGCCAGCAGCGTCTTGCCGTTTTTTCGGGCGATTATGACAACGGCCTCGCGGAATTGACGGTGATCTGTGTCATCCATTACGCCGAACAGTACCGACAAAAGCGCCTTTTGCCAAAGCTCCAGCACAATCAGCTGGGGAGCCAGCGCGCCCTCATGGTGTCGGCAGAAATTTTCCACAAAACGGATCGCTTTCTGCGCTTTTTTGGGGTCAAAGTGAAACAGCCCTTTTTCCAGACCGTCCACAACATACTTGTACCAGACCTTGATCCAGCGGCCCACGATGATGGTGCCGTCCGTGATTTTCTGGTAATACTCGTAGATGTAATTATTCACGGGCCAGCTGCTCCAGTCTGCTCTCACGCTTTTCCGGGGGCAGCAGCTTGCCCAGGCGCTCGGTCACGGTGTTGTAGTTCTTGATGAGGCTGTTGTAGGCTTGCAGATCGGCGCTGGCTTTTTTGCCGTACTGGTTCGCGCCGTTCATGTACTCCTCGCTGCATCCGTCCGCATTGATGGATTTTTGCAGATCGTCGAGTGTGATTTTCATGAATGCCGCGTTCTGGATCAGCGGCTCCACAATCGCCATCTGGTTTTTAGGCAGCTCGGCGTAGTGCGCCATGATCCTGTTGTACTCCTCTTGAATTAGAGTAGTTTTTGCTTTTCTCCCCACAACAACACCCCCTTTACACTCTTTTCAGTGTTTTTCCGAACTTTGGGGCCCGGTCTACCACACCCCCGCTCGTTTTTTCGACCGGGGGGAGGTCACCACCTCGACGTCACTCGCCCCGCCGGGTCCACACGGTATCTACGCCGCGCGCCGTGGCGCTTTGCGTGACAGTCACGGCACAGCAGTTTCAGGTTGGACCATGACAGCGAGACCGCCGGATCGTTGATGTTGTCCGGCGTCAACTCTGTCATGTGGTGGACTATCTCACCGGGGCGATACAGTCCCTTAGCCAGACAATCCTCACACAATCCGCCCACGCTGGCGGCGTACCCATCGCGGCAGCGCTGCCACGCTTTGCTCTTGTAAAACGCTTTGGCAAACTCCCGCATACTGTTTGCGTGTCCACACTGGACACGCGCTGCACCTCCACCCGCCGGGGCGTAAAATTATCATAGATGCCCAGCGGCGCGAGACGGAGTTTCTTTTGTCTCGGTGTAGGTGAGGCTCTCCCGCCCGCCGGGCATGACGGTCTATTGCCGTCCGTCATCCGCTGAGTTTAACCACATCAACGGCACTGCGTACCCGCACACAGGTCTTGCACCTGTCAAGGTTCATCCCGCCGGGGAACTGGGCGGGCGGCTGTGCGGTATGTTGCCGGTCTTTCCCGGCTGTCAGCTATTTCAAGGAGATTAACTATGGCCAGGCTGGCGGAATCGAACCGCCGGGCGTACCCGTAACCCTGCAACCTTGCAACCCAGTTATAAAAAAATAGCCGCCCCGATGTGGGGCGACTATCCGCTTAGGAGGATTATGCAAACGAGCAAACCGCCGAGCATCAAGCCCCTACCTGCTCGACACCCTCAGCTTAACACACTGGGGCGGAACTGGGCGGAACTAATTTTATAATTTTGAAAATTGCCCGCCGGTGGAGCTTGCGCACATAGCGCTCAGTGATCCTCATACGCGCCGCGATCTGGCGGTTGGTGCGCCCGTCGATGTAGCGCATCTGTAGGACCTCGCGCTCCAGGGCATCCTCCAGCTGAGCAATGGCGCTCTCAATCTCCACCCTGGCAGCCTCGCCGTCCGTCAGCTGGGCGGCCAGCTTCTCGCGCCGGGTGTTGATGCTCAGCAGCGCACTGTCAATCTCACCGGCCCCGCCGGGTGGGCGCAGGGCGCGGGCGTAGTCGGCTCGGCGGTTTTCTTCCCGGAGCCGTTCCCGCAATCGCGGCTCCACCCGCCGGGCATCGCGGTAGCGGTTCAGCCACACGATGCACTCATCATAGGTCATTGGGCATCACCTCCCGGAGATGGTTCAAAGTCATCACATTCCAGCACAATGCCCGCGCCGTCCGTCTTTTCGACGCCGTAGCAGTATAGCTCACAGTCCAGGTTAAACAGCCCCTTATTGTGGGCGCACCCCTCACACCTGTCAAGGTGCGGCTGGCTCATGCCGGGAATCCCGCAAAATCCGCTGCTCATTTCTTTTTTGCCTCCCGCGCGGCCCGCTGGATGTCGTCGGCAATGTAGCCCTCAATGCCCGCGCCGGTGCTGTACCAGCGCTTGTACCATTCCAGCGCATTGATGTCTCCGTCCCGGCCTGCGCGCTCGCCGTTCGGCCCGAGGCGCACCGCGAAGCACTCGCGGTATTGGAAGCCGTCCACATGGCCGGAAAAGCGCGTCAGATCATCCACGGCAATGATAAGCCGCCCGCCGTCTGCCATCTTCCGCTCACGGATCGTCAGGCCCAGCTCCTTCAGCCGCGTCACAAGCGGCCAGCTGTCAAACGCCTCCAGCTCCTGCCGGGCCAGCGCCTGCCACTTTTCGGCCTCATCCTGCCGGGCACGCTCCTGATCACGCTTGCCCTTCACCTCGGCCTTGTACGCCGCCAGATCGTCCTTGTTGATGTACAGGCGCTTGGCGGCATCGAACAAATCTCGTGTAGTGAGTGAGCTTTCGGCAATAACCTCGTTTGTATCCGCCGGGTCCAGCATCCTCACGCGAAAGTTGTAATAACCAGCAGGCTCAATGCGAAGCAGCGCATCCGTCTCGCCCTCAGTCAGATCCAGCGTCACCGGCTCCAGCTTTCGGGCATCCAGCCTGTTGTCAGCGTAGTTCCATTCGCTCTTGCGAACATAGTCGAGCTTCTTAAACTGGTCGGCCAGACCGCACTCGACCAGATACTTGATGGCCGCCCGCCGGGCCATATCGGTGATAGGCGGCATACTGGCGTACTTGATTTTGGCGTATTCTACCTGCTGCACCTTGTACAGCTTGCTGCACTCGTAGGCCCGCGTCATGGTGATCTCGCCGCGCTCCACCATCGCCAGAACCTCCGGCACGCAGTTGTTGACGATGGCATTCAGCCGCCCCAGCGTACCGGTGCCATCGCCGGTGATGCGGCTCATCTCATCGCGGACGCGCCCTCCCAGGCTACCCGCCGCCTTTTTGCGTTCAAGCGCCTGTTTGAGGGCAATGTACTGCCGGAGCCGTTCGCCGTCGGTCAACTCGCGCGCCGTGGCGTTGGAGGTTATCAGCGCAATCAAGTCATCATCCGCGCCCTGGCTTTGGTGGATGACACAGGGCAGGACTTCAAACCCGGTCACACCCTCAGCCGTCAGCGCACAGCACGCGGTCCAACGGCGGTGTCCGGCCAGCAGCATATATTTACCGTTCTGGGCGGGCAGGACCTCCAGCGGGCTGCGCAATCCTCGCTCGGCAATGTCGGCCATCAGCATGGAGACGTCGCCGATCTCGTAGATGCTGTTTTCCGGGTTCGGCTCAATGTCAGCCGCCGGCAACATGACGACCTGCATTTTCTGACCCGCCGGGGCGGCGGCTTTTGTGTCGCCCAGAATGTCGTTGATAGAAAACCCCTTGCTCATCGCTCAGCCCTCCTTGTGCGTGTCCATCTTGGACACGGCCTCATCGACCTCATCTGCCAGGCATCCGTAGTCCAGCGCTGCCGAGCAGTCCGGCTTGTACACCCGCAACGGCTTATGCGCGCTCTTAGCCTCACTGACCTTGACCGTGTACCGGATAACGGTGTGCAGCATCTCAATGCCCGCCTCGTTGAGCTGGTGAACGACCTCGCCCGCGTACCGCGTTCGGCGGTACTTTGTCATCAGCGCGCCCATCACCTTGAGGTGCGGGTTGTAGTATATCTGCACCTGCTCGATCTGGTCGATGATCTCCCGCATGCCATCGCAGGCCCACTCATCGCAGTCTACCGGGATGATCACCCAGTCCGCAGCCGTCAGCGCGTTGATGCTGCCCATGTCCAGATCCGGCGGGCAGTCCATCAGGCAGTAGTCGTAGCTATTGTCCAAGGTTTCCAGTGCATCCCGCAGATGATATTGCCGCGGGCCGTTGTCCATCAGGATCGTGCGGTTGGCCTTGAGCATCCGCATGTCGCAGGGGAGAAGGGCAACCGCCGGGATTGCCGTTTCCACAATGGCGTCTCTCACCCGGGCCATGCCCAGCAGCACAGACGACACGCAGGGCCTGTCATAATCGGCCACGCCGAAAAACTTGCTGGTGTTGCCCTGCTTATCGAGGTCTACCACCAGAACGCTCTTGTTCTTGGCGGCCAGTTCGGCTGCCAAGTTGCAGGCGGTGACGGATTTCCCGACGCCGCCTTTCAAGTTGATAATTGCAATGCTGATCATAGTAATCCTCCTGTCCCGCCGGGGCGGCGGGTGTTATTGCGGCCAGTTCATCTGGTCGATTTCTTCAAAATCTTCTTTAGGGGCGGGCTGCCATTGATGGTATTGGGGCTGCCATCTCATGGACACAACGCCCGTCGGCCCCTCGCGGTTCTTGGCGTACATAACGGCGGTATCCTGATAGGCGTCCTCGCCGCGCAGCTCCTTGCTGTCCTCGGTGCGCCTGTTCTCCACAAAGATCGCGCTGTTGGCGTCCTGCTCAATCGTGCCGGAGCCGCGCAGGTCCTCCAGATTGCAGAAGCGGCCCTCGTTGCCCTTCACGCCGGCGCGGTTGATCTGGCACAGCTCCACAACCACGATGCCCATCTTCATGGCGGCTACTTTCAGCCGCCGGGTGATCTCGCTGACGCGCTGGTACTCGGTCTGGCGCGGGTCGGTGGGGCTCAGCAGGCCGATGTGGTCGATGAACGCGATGTCCGGTTTGTACTGCATGAGCTTGGCCTCCAACCCGTCAATCGTCAGGTTGCTGTCGGCGTCCAGCATCATGTTGTGATGCTGGCGCAGCCGGGCGGCGGCATTGTTGATGATCTCCCGCTCACGCGGGGCCAGGCTCTTGTTGGTGAGCTTGCCGGAGTCGATGCGCGCAACCTTGGACAGGATCCTGTCCATCAGTGCCTCCGCCGTCTCCTCCAGCGTGAGGTAGTAGACCTTGTACCGCTTCGAGAGCCGGGCCGCCAGATTCAGCGAGAAATCCGTCTTGCCGCACCCGGGCCGCCCGGCCACAACGCAGACGCGCTGCCGACCAAAGACGCCGTACCGGTCCAGCTCCGGCCAGCCCAGTTTTAGGCTGTCGTCCGGCTCATCCAGCCGGGCCAGCGCGGAATCCAGCACCGCGTCAAAGTCCCTGGCCGTGCTGTCGGTCTGGGTGCTGCGGATGGCATCCTGCACCGCCAGCGTGCGGCGCAGCTGGCGGCAGACGCCGTCGCTGTCCATGGCATCCTTGGCCATGCACTTCAGCAGGTCGCCCTGTAAAAGCGAGTAGCGGTAGTCCTCCAGAATCTGCGCCGCATAGCTGCCGACGTTGGAGACGCTGGGGCAGGTCTCGGCCATTGCCACAACGCCGGGCCTGATCTCATCCGCCGGGCGACCCGCCGATGCCCGGTTGATGACCGTGATGACGTCCACCGGCTCCCCGGCCATGGTGAGCTGCTGCACCGCGCTGAACACCGCGCGGCTCACGCCCTCGTCGAACATCCCGGGCACCAGCTTGATGATGTACTCCCGTGCGCGGGCCGGGTCCATGAGCGCCGCGCCCAGGAACGCCCGCTGCGTCTGCTGCTGTCGGCTTATAGTTGCACGTTCCATTCAAAAGCCTCACAAAAAATCAAGTATGTCGGTGTCCGGCCCGATCTCCCGCGGGCGATCCTCCGTGCTGGCGGGGCGCTGGGTGGGGACGGCATCCACAAAATCGTCCTTCAGGGCGAACAGCCCCTCCCATCCGCGCAGGATGCTCTGCTCGAGCACTGCGGCCATGTAGCCGTAGCGGTCACGCACGCACGCCTCGTCGGCCAGCTGGTTGAGCTTGTTGCAGGCCAGCGACGCGGCGTTGACGGTCAGCGGATGCTTGCCCGCGGCCCGGGACTCCTCAAATGCGAGCAGGGCCTCCGTCAGCCGTTCATTCCACGGGAAGGATTCCCGGAGAACATCCCGGACGCTCTCGCGCGCGCCCGCCCGCGTATTGTTCTCTCTTGTATTGTTATTCTTGTATTGTTCTAGGCGACATTTTTGTCGGGGGGTAGGCGACATTTTTGTCGGGGTGGGTGCGACATTTTTGTCGCCCGCCGACACTGGATGTCGCTCACCGACATTTTTGTCGGCCTCTGTTTCCGGGGCTTCCTTATGCGCTGCATCTGACAGCGGGGAGATGCGCCGCTGCATTGCGGCACCGTCCCGGACATTGGTCACGGCCACATAGCCCAGCTCCTGCAGGTGCTTCACCCAGCGCTGCACGGTGCGGTCACTCGTGTCGTACAGCTCGCTGAAATAGCCGTTGCCGGCGTAGCAGTACCCGCACTGGTCGGACAGGGCGGTGATCTCTGCAAAGAAAACCTTCTCGGACGCACTGAGCCGCCTGTCATACCGTACCGGGGAGGGAAGAATAGCGTAAAATCCGGGTTTTTCCATAGCTTGGCCTTTCTAAAAATGGCTGACCTTAACACAGGGGTGCGCCGCGCTCTTTTCGGCGCATCCCTGCAAGGTCATTCTACAATTTTTCAACGTTTAAAAGGGGAGGTCGCCCTCATCCTCGATCATGGCGAAGTCGTCACCCGGCCCGCGGCTGTACTCCGGTGCGGGCGCGCCCACTCTGGGCCCCTCAGCGGGAGCTGAAAGAGCCCCTGCGTTGTCCGCCTTGCTGCCGCAGAAGTTGATGTTGTTGGCCACAACCTCCAGCACGGTGCGGCTGGTGCCGTCCCTGGCCGTGTAGGTGCGGCTCTGCAGCCGCCCGTCCACCGCCACCATCTGGCCCTTGTGCAACCACTTGTAGGCGAACTCCGCGGCCTTCTCCCAAGCGATGACGGGCATCCAGTCCGCCTGACTCTGCCCGTTTGCGTCCCTGCGCCCGCGGTCAACGGCCAGGGTGAACGTCGCCACCTGCTTGCCCGTGTTGGTCTGCCGCAGCTCCGGGTCCCGGGCGAGGCGGCCCTGCAATGCACAGATGTTCAGCATCAGATCATCACCACCACACTGCCGCGCTCCACCAGATCGGCCAGCTTCTCGCCCAGATAGGCGGCAATGTTGCGCTTTGCCTCCAGCTTCCACGCACCGCCGTCAGCCTCGTACAGCGCCGGGCGGCCCTCTTTGTCAAGGCGCAGCAGGAAGTCGCTGGCGGGCTGCTCGACCTCAAGGAAAGTGCGGTAGGGCTGCAGGTGGACGATGGGCTTCACCGTCTGCTGCTCCTTCAGCACCGCGCCGGTGCGGACACTGACCTCTTGGCTGATCCCGTTGTCCACACTGGACACGCCCTGATTCACATCGATGCGGCTCAGCAGCGCCAGCAGGTAGTCACGGTCCTCGGTGACGGCGTACAGGCTCTGCAGCTCCACAACGGCCTTCTCCTGGCTCATGCTCTGGTCGACGGAAATGCTCGGCACATCACTCACGGCCTCATACAGCGGCAGGCGGCTGTACTGTGCGTAGTCGCGGCCCGTGTAGGTGCTGTCCACTACGACCCGCCGGGAGCTGTCCACACGCACATACAGCAGCGGTGCCATACCCACGCCCTCGGTGCGAATCAGTTTGACGAGCGCCTCCAGCGTGTCCACCGAGTACCGCACCGGGGACGGGACCTCCGGCCTGACCTCGCGCAGATTGGCGGAGCAGAACTGACGCCCGTCGCGGGTCTCCAGGGTAAAGGGTGTCGCCAGCTCGACAATGCGGTTGATGGCGTCCTTCAAAAAGCTGTTTTCCATTTTCTTTGTCCTTTCTGTGTCAGTATCCGGCACGGCCTACGCGGGCCATAGCCGGTACGGGGGCTTCGTCTCCGTCCATGTTTACCTGTCCGGGCACCTGCGGCGTCATCTCGGCCAGAAGCAGGCTGCCGTCCCGCGCCTTGGTAATGCACAGGGATGTGCGCACCGGCTGGATCGGCGCGAGGGTGGTCTTTGCCTGCGCGTCCATGCCGATCTGCTGGCGGTAGTCATCCGGTGCAAAGGTCAGCGTGATGGTGATCTTGCGCTTGGCAGTCGCCGCGGTGTTGGGGTCCATGATATTCGCCACGACCCGCTCCACCTCATAGTCTGTGATCTCGGCAATCGCGCCCATCGCCATCTCCAGCACGCTCTTTTTGTTTACGATCTGGGGCATTGGTATCCTCCTAAATTTCTTCCCCGAACACCCTGGCAAAGCTGCCGGGGCCGTGGAGATCATCAAAAGCAAATTGTGCCGCCTGTTCCAACTCCCGCCGGGCGGCGGGGTCAAAATGGACGCCCAGGGGCGGCTCATTGTGATGGTTGTGGCACAGCCAGACCTTGAGGCCGTACCGCTCAGACAACTCGCGCCGTCCGCGCCCGAATAGGATGTGATGCTCCTCCAGGCCGCGCGTGGTGCGCAGGTTGTAGAACCGTCGGCAGAGGTAGCACTCTTTATCGCTTTGCAGTATGCTTTTTGCCACGGCGCTCCTCCAGTCCGTTGACGGCATCCACCGCCTGGCGCACATCACCAACAGGCAGCTCCACCGTCGTCCAGCGGCAGCCGCACATCATGCAGACGCGGCGGCGGTATATCCGCCGGGTCCCCTTGGCGCGGGTGTCGATGACGCGCACCTGGCTGCTGTTGCACTTAATGCAATCCATCGGCACGCCTCCAGTCTCGGTATTGCTCGGTGGTTTCGGCATCGTCAACACCGGCCTCGGCCAGCCGGTCAAAGATGCGTTCAAGGAAGTCGTGCATCTGCTGCCGGTCAAAGCTGCTGCTGCCCAGGCCCAGGCGGGCCATACAATAG